GATCAAGCCATCGGAGTAAATGCGAGATGTCGATACCACCTCGAAATTCATCGATGACAACATTTTGTTCATTTTGATAACCACACCAAAACTTGGTTCGAGGATCTTTGCTATAAGCATCCATACCTGCTTCATCCCATGCTCTTCGAGATTTACCAGTACCAGTTGGCCCCCAGTAGACGTTGCAAGTTCTTTCCATTGGTAAAGCTTTGTCATGGTCTGCTGCAATGGCACGTAATGTCCGATAACTGACCACTCGGATATTTGCTGGGATTTTTGCCAAATCCCCATTTGTCGCAGCGGTCCATACATGTTCCCAATCTGTCTTGGAATTTCTTTGAATTGGTTGGATTCCAAACTGGAATTGTGTATCGGGGATTCGGGTCTCTTCTTTCCAGACATAGGCGAATGCTGCAGTTGACTTTGTGAGTTCTGCATGGAATCCTGTGAGGTTGAAGAACTGTTTGAGCTGGTTGAGTGTTTTCTTTGTTTTGAGAGCGAGACAAACCTGCCAGTGTTTATAACCAGTTTGTGATAATTCAGCCTGTCCTTTAATGTATTGACAGAATTCGGGGAGTTCCAAAGGAGGTTGCCATATTTCGTAAGGCAATGTAAGCAACCAGAATATTCCTTGTTTTCGTTGCATAAACACATTAGATCTTATTCTAATTGGGTCAAACACGGGTTTAAGGGTTTCAGGGTTTTTAAGGGTTTTTAAGGGTTTAAGGGTATATAAGTGTAGAATATAGAACCGTAGTTAGTAGGGTAATAATACTACGGGGATATTTCGATTCTACACTATGTTGTTTTTAATTACAGGAAGATGTTATGTTTGTAGACAAATTACTTATAAAACAAAGTTTTATAATAGTTATAGATATAGTCAATGCAGTAGTTGCAAAATAAGTGTTAAAGTATGTGAAGAATGCATTGAAGAAGAAGTACATTTTGAAATGGAGCATTTAGATAATTGCATAAATGAAGGATTAGAATAATATATTATATATTTTTAAAAATTAAATCCCATGTTACAGTATATCCACCAATTTGTAATGTTGATGCAGGAGGAGGTTGTGCAATGTCAAAACCTTTAATAAAGATATACAAATTTTTAAATTTTCCATATGTACCTGCAACTTTATCATATTTAAATTGTTGTTTAAGAGGAACAGATAAATTAAATTGTTTGGTGGCTACCTGGCCAGCAAGAACTTCATGAAGCTCAATATTGACATCAGCAAGTTTAGTTATAGCTTTAGAATTCCAAATTGTCATACCAATATCACCATCAGTAGGACCTAATAAAGTCCAATCCACTAGAGGGGAATCAGCAGTAGTAGGTGTCGCATATGTAGCTACATTAGCTGTTTTTTCGTCCCCAGACCACATTACTCCAAATTTCCAAACAATAGGAGTATTGATAGCAGGATCATTATTAAATCTTACATTAAAATTTATTGCTTCCAAATAGACAGAATCACCAATTCGATTTGAAATACCAGTACCTTGAGTAATATAACCTGTAGTGTTTATAAGAAATTGATTTCCTTGATTTACTGCAGATGTTATAGCTTGTATATTATGTTGAGCTGGAGTATTTTTGGCCAATTGAGTTTTAAAAGTCATTTTATTTTATTTTAGGCGAACTCCTTTAATACCATATACAAGATATCTTCTGCGAACACCTTGAGAACGATAAACCATGTTTTTTTGAATTTTATATTTTTGTTTAGAGGGTTGTGCCCTATATTTTTGAATTCCTTCAAACATATATTCAAAATCAATTGGATTCATTTGATTGTAAGTTAATGCATCGGTAACCATTTTAGTTCCTCTTTTAATGTAACCTTTTACAATAGGACCATATTGTTCAACTGTATTTATCACCCATTCTAAATTTTCCATAAATTGTTGTAAGTCATCATTTGTATGTTCACCAATCATAGGTAGAGGAGGTTGAAAATTCATTTAATTTAGTAAAACCTTTTATAAGGTCTTTGGCCAGTAGGAGTGTTGTATTTACGACGTCCATAAGTTTTAGGATAGTTAGTTCTTTTTTTATAAAACTTACGTCGGTATTTTTTAAACCCATTATAAACTCTTTTTTTTTGAACGGCTTTGGCACGATATGAAGTAATAGAACGTCTTGAACGATACATTTTATTGAGTAAAAAACGCCTTGGCGTTTTGTTCGACTAGACCCAAAGGGGGGATAAATCCCCCTTAAAATTGGGTCCTCGAACATTTTAGATATAGAGTTCGATGTTAAAGATGACAAGTAAGCTTCGCGCTGTCGCATATGTACCTCCGGAGGCCCTTACGCAGGGAGCGGTGCTACGCGCACGGCGTTTTTAAAATTCGATTATATTAAGTCGTCTAATTAACGCTGATTGAGTTAAGTGGTCTGTGTCGGGATACCAATCATTTGGTGAGATATTAGAGGTAATCCAGAAGGTGGTGGACACAAGAGGTTTGGAAGAGCCTTTGATTTCGATTCGTACCGGGTACCGATCAAGCCATCGGAGTAAATGCGAGATGTCGATACCACCTCGAAATTCATCGATGACAACATTTTGTTCATTTTGATAACCACACCAAAACTTGGTTCGAGGATCTTTGCTATAAGCATCCA